AGAAGATTTACTAGATGATGATGATGATTTATACTTTGATGAAAACGAGGAGGAAATATAATGCCACAAGTAGGAAGTAAAAAATTTGCGTATACCAAAAAAGGAAAAGCTGCCGCGAAGAAATATGCAAAGAAAAAAAATATGAAAGTTAAAAGTAAATACTAATGAAAAAAGCTAAATTAGGAACAGGTACTAGATTTAAACAACTAGCTAGTAAATTAAAAAAACAAGGTGTTAGAGATCCTAAAGCATTAGCAGCAGCCATTGGTAGAAAAAAATATGGTAAAAAAAAATTTCAACAATTAGCCGCTAAAGGGAGAAAAAAATAATGCCTAAATTTTATGCACCAGTACCAGTAACAACATTACCTGCCAAAAGAACTAAAATGGCAGATCCATCTTTCTTTGAAAGAACTAGAAGAACCATGAAAGGAATTGGAAAAAAAATTGTAAAAGGAACTGGAACTGTTGTTAAAAAAGGAATTAAGTTTGGAACCTACGGAGCATTAGCTGCTGGTGGATTATATCTAGCAGGTGGTTCATCCAGAAGATACGAAAAAGCTCCTAAGGTAGGAGAAGATAGAGATCTAAGAGATACAATTGTATCTATGGGTTACAAAGATTATTACTAATGTCAGAAGAAAAAATAGTTAAACGTGGTGGTAAACGAGAAGGTGCAGGTAGACCTAAGGGATCTTCTTTTCGTAAAAAATGGAAAGACATGCAAGAACTTGCAGTTAAATATCAAACATCCCCTTTAGATTATTTGCTTTCTGTGTTAAACCATCCTTTAAGTTCACCTGAACGAAAACTTTACGCAGCCGAAAAAGCTGCACCTTATGTACATGGAAAAGCTCCAACAACCAATAGAATCGAAACTTCCCCAATTAGAGTCGACCTTAAGTGGGAAGATTAAAGAAGTAAAAATTCAAGTTCCCTATAAGCCAAGACCACTTCAAAAAGAAGTTCATAAATCATTAAAGCGTTTTAATGTATTAGTTTGTCATAGACGATTTGGAAAATCTGTATTAGCTATTAATGAATTAATTTTAGCTGCAACTAAAGAACCTAGACAAAAACTTGCATACATTGCACCTACCTATCGTCAAGGTAAATCTATTGTTTGGGATTATTTAAAATATTATACAAAACCTTTAATGGATTTAGGTGGAAGTAGAAACGAATCTGAATTACGTGTAGATTTTTGGAATGAATCTAGGATCCAAATATTTGGAGCAGATAACGCAGACTCACTTCGAGGTATGGGGTTTCATGGTGTTGTAATGGATGAGTATGCCATTATGGCTCCAAGAACTTGGACTGAGATTATTCGACCAGCTATTGCAGATACAAAAGGATTTGTAATTTTTATTGGAACTCCCATGGGACATAATCAGTTTTGGGAAGTATATGATTACGCTTTACGTGGACATCAAGATTGGTTTGGAGCTTTATATAGAGCTAGTGAAACAGGAGTAGTAGACAAAGAAGAATTAGAAATGGCTAAGTCTATTATGACTGAAGAACAATACAATCAAGAATTTGAATGTTCTTTCACAGCAGCAGTATCTGGATCTTATTTTGGAAAACTTATGACCAATGCAGATAACGAAGGAAGAATTGGATCTGTACCTTGTGATGAACATGTAGGAGTAGAAACATGGTGGGATTTAGGTATAGGAGATTCAACAGCTATATGGTTTGTACAAAGAGTAGGAGAAGAAATACACATTATTGACTACTATGAAAATAGTGGAGAAAGCCTAATGCATTACGCAGATGTGTTGGAAAATAAAGATTATTTATATTCTAGGCATATTGCACCACATGATATTCAAGCTAGAGAACTTGGAACAGGAAAGTCAAGATTAGAAGTTTCTAGAGATTTAGGTATTGACTTTGAGATTGCACCTAAATTAGAAGTAGATCATGGTATCGAATCAGTAAGAAATGTGTTACCATATTGCTGGTTTGATAGGGAAAAATGCAAACTTGGTATTGATGCATTGCGACAGTATAGGAAACAATGGGATGAAAAAAATCAGGTTTTTAAAAATAAACCCTTACACGATTGGTGTTCACATGCCGCAGATGCATTTAGATATGGCTGTGTTCATGATCCTATTTTAACAACTGATTGGGATAAACCAATAAGAGTCGATACAAAATATATAGTATGATTAAAAAAGAAAAAACAGAACAAGAAATTTTATCCATTATTAATAGAGAAATTAGAGCATCATCAGGCTACATTGGTGGTGAGATTGTAAGTCGTAGAAAACGATCTTTAGAATATTATTTAGGAAAACCTTTTGGTAATGAACAAGAAGGTAGATCACAAGTTATTTCAACAGACGTATCTGATACTGTAGAAGCTTTAATGCCTTCACTTATGAGAATCTTTACTGCAAGTGATAATGTATTTACTTGCGAACCTGTTGGGCCAGAAGATGAAGAAATGGCAAAACAAGCTTCTGATTATTTAAATTATGTTTTTTATAAAGAGAACGATGGATTCACTGCTTTGTATACAGCTTTTAAAGATGCCTTAATTCAAAAAAATGGTATCTTAAAAGTATTTTGGGATGATTCAGAAAAAACAACTAGAGAAGAATATAAAAAATTAACAGACGATGAGTTTAATCAATTAGTAATTGATGATGAGGTTTCTGTATCTGAGCATACTGAATACGAAGAAGAATTAAAAGATGATAATGGTGAAGTAATTGATACAATTAAATTTCATGATTGCGTTATTCACAAAACACAAAAGTTTGGTAAAGTAAAAATTGAACCAGTACCACCTGAAGAATTTTTAATTGAACGTAGAGCCAAGTCTATTGATACTGCAAACTTTATTGCACATAGAACTAATATGACTAAAACTCAATTAATTGAAATGGGTTATGATCCTGAAGTTGTTATGAACTTACCTATTGGAGATACCAATTATTATTCTGAAGATAGACATATTAGATTTTCTGATACTGACTATTCTGCTCCACAAGATAGAGGAGATGAATCAACAGATGAAGTTTTAATTCATGAATGTTATACAAGAATAGATATTAATGGAGATGGTAAAGCTGAATTAGTAAAAGCATGTATTGCTGGAGATGCAGCATACAAATTACTTGGCATTGAAGAAATTGATTCTATGCCATTTATTTCTATTACTCCTATATTGATGCCTCATAGATTTTATGGCAGATCTATTTCTGAATTAGTAGAAGACATACAATTAATTAAATCTACTATTATGCGTCAAATGTTAGACAACATGTATTTAACAAATAACAATCGTGTTGCTATTCAAGATGGTCAAGTTGCAATGGATGATCTATTAACTAATAGACCAGGCGGTATTGTTAGAACAAAACAACCACCACAAAATGTTATCATGCCATTACAAGCACAACCTATTACTGAACAAGCGTCTGTTATGTTAAATTATTTAGATGCTGTTAAAGAAGCAAGAACTGGTCAAACAAGACAATCACAAGGTTTAATGCCTGACACATTAAATACTAAAACTGCAACAGGTATTAACCAAATATTAACTCAATCTCAAATGAGAATGGAATTAATAGCTAGAGTATTTGCAGAAACAGGTGTGAAAGATTTAGCTAAAAAAATATTTGAGTATGTTTGCAAGTATCAACAAAAAGAAAAAATTGTACGTATAAGAGGTAAATTTGTTCCTATGCGACCTTATGAGTGGAGAGATAGAATGAACATTACTGTTGCTGTTGGACTTGGTACTGGATCTAAAGAACAACAATTAATATTATTAAATGCTATTTTAGAAAGACAATTACAAGCTGTTAACTTACAACAGAACGTATTTGGCCCAGTTGTTAATGTTAAAAATATTTATCATACATTACGTAAATTAGTAGAAAATGCTGGTCTAGGAAATGTTGAACCATATTTTATGGATCCAGATGTTGGTCAGGCACAAATGCCACAACTGCCTCCTAAACCTCCTACTGAATTTGAAAAAGTTACATTGGCTCAAGTACAAGGTGAAAACGAAAGAGCTATACTTAATTCTCAAATTGAGATTAAAAAACTTGAAAGTAAAATGAGAGAAAAACTATTAGAGTTTGAACTTCAAGTTAAAGAAATGGAATTAAAATATGGAACTAAGATTGATGAGATTGCATTAAAGAATCGTTCTATGATAGAACAACAGCAAGTAAGACAATCAGGTGATATATTTAAAAAAATAATGGATGAACAAAAAAAGTTTTTTGAAAATGGACAAGAACAAACTACACCAACAGATTTCCAAGGGGACTAAAGCTAAGTTAATCTTAGAAGACCCTATTGTAAAAGAGGCTTTTGATTATCTGTTTGAACAATATCGAACAGAAATATTCAATACGAATTACAAAGACCATGAACAAAGACAAGTACTATGGATGGCATTTAATATGCTTGACAAAATAAAAGGTCATCTTGTTACTGTGATGGAAACTGGTAAACTAGCTTCCTCGGAGCTAGAAACACTAATACGCCAATCCGATAACGGAAGCGTTTAACAAAGGAGCATAATAATGCAAACAACTGATAAATCAGTAAAGAGTGCTGCTGATAAAATTTTAGGATTACTGAATCCACAACCTGAAGCTCCTAAAGAGCCAAAACAGGAAACTGGACAATCAGAAACTAATGTTACAGCAGAACCATCTGTAGAACCTGTAGAGGAACAGGGTACATCTCAAGAGAGCCAATCTGCATCTGAAGAAGCTCAAGTAGATGTCGATGCTACAGAAAACATGGAAGTTAAAGAAGAAACTGCGTCTGAAGTTGAAGTCGAGAAACCAAATCTCCACCGCGTCAAAGTACAAGGTCAAGAGCTAGAGGTTACCCTTGATGAACTTAAGGCAGGTTATTCTAGAGATTCCGACTATCGACAAAAAACACATTCTTTATCTTTAGAGAGAAAACAAATCGAAGAAGAAAAAAATGTTTTGCGTCAACAATACGATATGAGAATTAGAGATTTAAGTACAGCGATAGCTACTGCTGAGTCTATGATGGGACAACAGATGAGTCCTCAGCAATTACAACGTCTTTATGATGAAGATCCTGCTACTGCGTCAAAAGTGGATTTCCAAATGCGACAGCAGAAAGATAGAATCAGATTCTTAAAGAGTAAATTAGCTGAAGAAGAAGGTAACAAAAAAAATAGTTACTTAGCTGAACAAATTAGACTTGCACAAGAACGTATCCCTGAATTTTCTGATCCTAATAAAATCGATTCTTTTAAATCTGGTATGAAAACCTTATTAAAAGGATATGGTTATAACGATCAAGAAATATCAGAAGTATCAGATCACAGATTGTTATTGATACTTAAAGATGCGATGGCTTATAACAACTTTAAACAAAGCAAACCTATTGTCCAAAAGAAAATAGAAAAAGCTCCTAAAGTTGTTAAACCTGGCGTTGCTGTTTCTGAAAATTCTCAAAGATCTATCGTAAGGAATAAAATATCTAAGTTGAAGAAATCTGGGCGTATTGAAGATGCTCAATCTGCAATTTTAGGTATGTTAACTAAATAACCTAACGGAGAAAATAACATGGCACAACCAACAAACACATTCGACACTTACGATGCTGTTGGTATAAGAGAAGACTTGCAAGATGTGATTTACTCAATCTCTCCTACTGATACTCCTTTCATGAGTTCAGCAGCTAGAGAAGCAGTAAGAAACACTTTGCATGAGTGGCAAACTGATAGTTTAGCCGCAGCTTCTACTTCTAACGCAGTAGTTGAAGGTGACGAGGCAAGTTTAGATGCTGTAACTGCAACATCTAGATTGTCAAACACAACACAGATCATGGACAAAACTGTCGTGATCACTGGTACTCAAGAATCAGTTGATAAAGCTGGTAGAGCATCAGAATTAGCGTACCAAATCGCTAAAAAATCTAAAGAGTTAAAAAGAGATATGGAAGCTACATTGTTAGCTAACCAAGCTGAAGTTTCTGGCGATAGTTCAACAGCTAGAAAATTTGGATCTATCAACTCTTGGATTGCATCAAATGACGTATTTGCGTCTGATGGTGCTTCAGGCGGTGTTGGTAATACAGCTAGAACTGATGGTACTGCAAGAGCTTTAACAGAAGCTGACTTGAAAACAGTTATCAAAAACGTATGGAACGCTGGTGGAAATCCTTCCATCATCATGGTAGGCCCATTCAATAAACAGAAAATTTCTGGTTTTACTGGTGGATCAACTAGGTTCGATGCATCTGAAGATAAAACTTTATATACTTCTATTGATGTATATTCTTCAGACTTTGGTGACTTAGAAGTTGTACCAAACAGATTCTCAAGAGATAGAGATGCTCATGTCCTAGACATGGACTATTGGTCTATCGGATTCTTGAGAGATTTCACTATGCATGAATTAGCTAAGACTGGTGACAGTGAGAAAAGACAAATGCTTGTCGAGTTCACATTGATCTCTAGAAACGAAGCTGCTTCAGGTGGAGTTTACGACCTTACTACTTCGTAGTAATATAATAATAGTGGGGGAGTTCTCCCTTTGTTCTCCCCCATTACAAACTATGAAGTCTTATGGAGATATAGACGGAACATAGGAGAAACAAAATGAGAACATTAAACGACTACTTTTTAACAACTAAAGTAACTGACATTAGTACAGCAGGAAGCACATTCGTTGCAGTACCTGATGGAGGTAGAATTGTTAAAATTTATACTTCAATCAAAAATGCTATTTCTACAGCAGATGCTGCATTATCATTTGAGATTGGTGGAACAGCAGTAACTAATGGTGGTATCACCGTTGCTTATGATGGTTCTGCTGCTGGAGATGTTGATTCTTCAACACCTTCTGCAAACAATAGAGTAGAAGAAGGACAAGCTATCGAAATCATTACTGATGGCGGATCTTCAACTGCTTGTGAATGTGTGATAACATTCGTAATTAGAAGATAATCTTTTAGGGGGTGGAAACACCCCCGTTAACTATTAGGAGAAAAATATGCATAAAGGTATGCGACCAGTAACTACACAAAAAGTAACTTCATCAGGTACTTCTGCACAATCTGCTGCATTTGGAGCAAACATTGAATACGTTAGAGTAATTCCAGATGCTGATTGTCATATTGAATTTGGTGTTAATCCTACGGCAACTACTTCTAAAATATTTATGGAAGCTAAAACTTCTGAAATTTTTAAAGTTTCACAAGGTGAAAAAGTAGCTGTAATAGGTAGTGTTAATTTATACGTAACTGAACTAAGTGAGTAATGAGTATTTTAAGATCTGTAGATTCTGATGGTACAAAGTACTATTTTGAAGAAGATGGCAAACTTACTGTTAAGCAATCTCAAAATACAGATTCAATCTTAAAAAAAAATAAAACTTTATATAACCAAGGTGATTCAGGTTACAATGTAGGCAAAGACATGAAACGTGTAGCTAGTATTCCTACACTTGTTTTAACTTTGTGGACTAAAGAATATAATGGTACCAACAATTGGTTTGGATTACCACACGAAACTAGAAAAAAAATTTTAAAACAAAAACTTAATAGTAGCGACTATAAGTATTTTAGAACTGCATCAGGGAGATTTTAATGGCTAAAAATAAAATTGAATTAATGGGAGATGGTAGATATTCTTATTCATTTGGAAATAATACTACTGTTTTCCTTTCAAAAAAACCTACTAAAAAATTACAATCAGAAATTCAATCTGCATTTACAGGATATTCACCTTCAAAAAGTAAAAAAAATTTATCATCTACTTTTGCTAAATTTAATACATTAGAACATATAATCCAAAATGATAAAAATGCTCCAAAAAAATATATGGCATTTAGATCACGACAAGTAAATAAAAAAACTGGACAAAAAAGACAAGTAATAGTTACAACAAAAGGAATGTTTGAATAATGGCTTTAACAACTTATACAGAATTAAAATCATCTATAGCTAACTGGCTTAATAGATCTGATTTAACTTCTGAAATAGCTGATGACTTTATTAAACTTTGCGAAGCTGATTTTAATGCTAAACTTAGAATCAGACAAATGGAACAAATTGATCCTATTACTATTAATGCAGAAACAGTAACAGTACCAACTGGTTTTATTGCAGCTAGATCTTTATACATATTATCTGGAGGAACCAAATATCATTTAGAATATATTAGTCCTGCAAATTTGTATAAAACCAAAGGATCAAGTACTTCTGGATTACCTAGAGTTTATAGTATAGAATCAGATAATGGTACAGAAAGTTTTAGATTTGCTCCATCCCCTGATACGTCTTATACAGGTTATTTACAATACTATAAATCATTCTCTAGTCTTTCTTCTGGAACTGCTACTAACTATATCCTTGCCTATCATCCTGGTATTTATTTGTATGGTAGCTTGTATCATGCATCTAATTTCTTGGGTGGTATCGAGCCTAACCAACAACAACAATGGCTAGGAATGTATCAAGCGTCTTTAGAACGATGCGAGAACAATGATAGAACAGATTCATATGGTGCTGCACCTGTTGTACAACGTACAGATGTAAGTACTGATTTATCTTTCTATCGTAGAAAAGCATCTAGCTAGGAGTAAATATGCAAGTTTCTTTTGGAGAATGGCTACCTGATCAACCAAGCCATAATAATCCTGGATCCAATGTAGCAACTAATGTATATTATGCATTAAATTCATATAAACGATTTCCATCATTAGTTAGTTATTCTTCTAATAACATTGGTGCAGATTGTAGAGGGGGAGGTTCTTTTAGAGATGGTGCCAATAATGTTTATAATTTTGTTGCTAATAATACTGATATCTATCAATTAGATGGTGGAACTTTTACTTCAAGAAAAGGATCGTTAACTGGTGGTAATACAGACTTTTGGACATTTACTCAGTTTGGTAATTATGTCATAGCAAGTAATGGTGTAGATGCACCTCAATATTATTTAATGGGAACATCTACTAACTTTGCCAATCTTTCTGCTATAGCAACAGATGGAACACCGCCAAATTTTAGAGTATCAGGAGTAATCAGGGATTTTTTAGTTACAGGTAATCAAGCTGCAAATACAAACAGAGTTCAATGGTCTGGTATTAATGATATTGGTACATGGACATCGGGAAATAAACAAGCAGACTATCAAGATCTTCCAGGTTCTGGTGGAGAGATTGTTGCCATATCTTCTGGAGAAGTTGGGTATATCTTTAGACAAAACCAAATAGTTCGTATGGATTATGTTGGTGGTGCAACAATATTTAGATTTTCTGTTATCTCTCCTAATAGAGGAGCTGTCTATGGACAAACAGTTTGTCAAGATAATAGACAAGTATTCTTTTATGCAGACGATGGATTTTATCAAATTAATGGTGATAGCGTTATTCCTATTGGTGCAGAAAAAGTAAATAGATTTTTTGATCTTGATTTAAACAAAGCATTTACAGATAGAATTGTAGCAGCAACAGATCCTTTTAATCAGTTGGCTTTATGGCTATATCCATCTGCTCAAAATACAAATAATACTACAGGTATTTGTGATAGAATTTTAATTTATAATTATGCTACTCAAAAATGGTCATTATCAGAAGCTAATTCATCTTTTATTTTTTCACAATTTGTGGGAGCTTATACTGTAGAACTAATGGATATTATTTCTCAAAACTTAGAAAATATTAATATTGCATTAGATACAGATTTTTGGTCTGGTGGACAAAGATATTTAGGTGCTATTGATGAAAATTACAAAGCTGCTATTTTTTCAGGAACGTCTAATATTTCTGAAATTGAAACTAGTGAATTTGAAGTATTCCCTGGTTTAAGAGCAAGTATTCAAGGAATTAGACCAATTATTGATGCAGAAGCTACTGTTACTATTAAAACTAGAGATAGATTAGCTGATGCAGAATCAACGTCTTCTACCTCAGTTATGAACAGTACTGGCATGAATCCAGTACGACAATCTGGTAGATATTTTAAAGCTAATATTAAAGTACCTTCTGGTACTTTGTTTACTCATGCACAAGGTATTGATATAATAGCTAGTAAAGCAGGTTTAAGATAATGGCTGATGTTATTGAAAGAGATATAGATAATGTTAGATACAGTTTTGAAACTCAAGAGTTTTTTCAACGACAATTGGAAGAATCTGTTAATAGTTTAATTAATAAAAATAATGTAGAAACTGACAAAGTTTTTGCATGGTTTATGGGATAATACATGACAGGAATTAAAGATTACTCAAGCACAGCAGCAAATAACACATCAGTAGGAGGAGTTAGTATTGCAGAAGGTATGTTACCTTCTAATATTAATAATGCAATAAGAGCTATTCTTGCAGACACTAGAGAATGGTATAACGATAGCCAATGGATTATCTATGGAGATGGAGATGCATCATTTACATTTGCTTATGCTAGTGCAACTTCATTTACAGTAGCAGGAGTTGACGTAACATCTTTCTATCATGCTAATCGTAGAGTAAGAGCTGTAGGTTCATCTACAGGAACTATTTACGGAACCATTAGCTCATCTTCATTTTCTACAAACACAACTGTAAATGTTACTTGGGATTCTGGATCATTACAAAATGAATCAATAACTATTTATGTAGCAGCTTTATCTGGAACCAATACTTCTATTCCAACAAATTCAGTTACTACTTCTATATTGGTAGATGGTTCTGTTACTACTGCGAAAATAGCAGCAGATGCTGTTACTAATGCAAAAATTGCTGATGACAGTATTGACTCAGAACATTATGTAGATGGTTCTATTGATACTCAACATATTGCTGATGCTCAAATTACAACTGCTAAAATTAATGATAGTGCTGTAACAAGTGCTAAGATTGCAGATGGAACAATTGTTAATGCTGACATCAATGCTAGTGCTGCAATTGACGCAACTAAAATCCATGATGGTACAATTTCAAATACAGAATTTGGTTACTTAAATAATGTAACATCTAATATCCAAACTCAATTAGATGCTAAACTTGTTAAAGCAAATAACTTATCTGACTTAACTTCTGCTTCAACTGCTAGAACTAATTTAGGTGTAGCTATTGGAACAGATGTACAAGCATATGATGCAGAACTTTCTGCTATTGCAGGATTAACTTCAGCAGCTAACAAAGGTATTCAATTTACAGGTTCAGGTACAGCAGGAACTTATGATTTAACAACTGCTGGTAAAGCATTATTAGATGATGCTGATGCTTCTGCACAAAGAACAACTTTAGGATTAGGAACAATTGCAACTCAAAACGCAAACAATGTTTCTATCACAGGTGGAGCAGTAACAGGATTAGGAAGTCCTAGTGCAGGTTCAGATGCAGCCACCAAAACTTATGTAGATAATTTAGTAACAGGATTAAAAACTAGAATTATTACTAGAGTAGCAACAACTGCTAATATTGATTTAACTGCTGACCTTCAAAATGGTGATACATTAGATGGTGTTACATTGGTTACAGGAAATAAAGTTTTAGTTAAAAACCAAACATCTGCTAGTGATAATGGTATCTATGATGTTGTGGCAAGTGGAACAGCTACAAGAAATGCAGATTACGATACTATATCAGAATTAGCTGGACAAATTGTAGTAATCCAAGAAGGTACAGCAAATGGTGATGATTTATACCTTTGCACAACTGACACTTCTGCAACTCTAGGTGTTTCAGATATTACCTTTACAAAAGTATATCCATCTTCTGGTGGAACAGTTACGCAAGTAGCGGTAGCTGATGCAGGTGCTTCAGAATTTACAGTAACAGGTTCACCAA